CCCTGGCCGCCGGAGGACGCAGACGAAGCCGCCCGGCTCAAAGAGCATGCTTTCATGAGGCAGATCTACAACGGCCTCCATGAGAAGGTGTTTCCCCGGTACATCGCATACCTGGCGGACCAGTCCAAGGACTCCAAGAAGCAAAAGATCATCCTCGACTGGCCCGAGCTGGCCACAGACAGCTACATAAATCTCCTCCTAGGCGAAGAGCCTGAAATCGTGGCTGGGAACCGCGACGACCTGCCCGCCCTGCCCACGGACCAGGCTTTCATTGACGTCAGCCGATACGGGATAGGCTTATTTGAAGTCTCCGATGCCGGTATCCAGGCGCTTAACCCGGAGAACTGTTATATCGTCGTCACTCCTGGCAATATCCAGAAGCCCCAGGCGTTCGTGTTCTTCCATATCTGGAAGGAGAAAGATGTGCAGAACGGCAAAGAAAAAGAGATAGAGTATATCAAGTTTACTGTCCACCAACCCGGGAAGATTCGGCACTTAATTTTTCTGATATCTCCTGGGGCAGGGCTTACCAAATCGGAGAAAAAGCTCAGCGGCCCGCTGCCTCTCGGGAATTTTCCGGCATATTCTGACCTAGAGGTAGACGCCGACGGCTACCAATATCCTCCTGTCGAGGACATGCTTGTAGTGGCAATCCAAAACAAGCTTTCGTCTGAGCGGTACTACGGCCAGAGCGATTACAAGCCTTCTATTATCTCTCTCATAGAATCGCTTGAACTCCTCTTCGCTCAGCGGGCTGAGGTACTAGCGAAGTTCACCAACCCCACGCCCGTGGTACCCGAGTCAGCAACCGTTTTCAATCATTCTACTCAGGAATGGGAATACAAAGCGGGCCAGGCGATCATCACCAAGCCGGGCGATCCGTCACCTTCGCTGATGGTCTGGCAGGCTGAGCTGGGCGCAGTGGACCGGGCAATAGAGCAGAGCATGGACCAGCTCTTGCAGATGCTTCAGCTCTCCCGTGTCCTCCTGGCCGGTCAGGGTCAGGGCACGGCAGAAAGCGGCACAGCACTGAGAATCAGGCTCATACCGACTCTCTCAAAGGTCTCCAAGTACGCGCGGGCAGCAGAGAAAGCCATTCCTGCAGTGCTGCACCTCTGGTCTCAGCTCCATCTTCCGGAAATACCGATAGAAGAGATTGAGGTCAAACTGAAAGATGGCATCCCAGACGACCCGATGGAAGAGGCGAACGTAAACAACATCCGGGCGACGGCTCTTGCCACGCTCAAGACGGTAGGAATCATCGGCAGGAAAGGCGCCTTGCAAATGGCATTTGACAGCGGCCTGCTGAAGCCTCTGCCCGGCCTCGATGTGGAGCAGTCCATCGACCAGCTCCTAAGCGAGTCGTTGGACGAACTTATCTGATTATTATCTTTTGCTTACTCCGGGCATAATCGGAGGGAGTTGATGTTTCATGACAGAACCAACAATACCACCAGCCGGTACGCCTCCGGCAGAACAAGGCGGCAACGAACCTCAGAACGAGGGAAAGCTAACCCAGGCCGAAGTTGATGCCATTGTGGCTGATCGACTGGCCAGGGAACGCAAGAAGTACGCGAATTACTCTGAGCTGAAAAAGGCTTCGGAGGAGCTTGCAGAGCTGAAGAAAAGCCAGATGACCGAAGTCGAGAAGCTGAAGGCCGAACTGGCTGAAAAAGATGCTCTGCTGCAATCGAAAGATCAAGAACTGTCCAGCCTCAAGCTGGAGCGGGTCAAGGCCGCTAAGCTTGCTGAGGCGGGAGTGGCAGCAGAATGGATTGACTCCGTATCTGGCAGCACGGAGGAAGAAGTGGCCGCGAGCGTCACCAAGCTGGCAGCTAGGCTCAAAGTCGAGCCGCCCAAAGCAGCTCAGGGCGCGGGGCAGACTGGCATCCAGAACCAAAACAGCAGCTTGTCTGGTATGACTAGGGCGGAACTTGCGGAAAAAAGCAAGGACATTGAATGGTATCGGAAGAACCAAGACGCCATCATGAAGGCGCTTGAACGAGGCGAAATAAAATAGGAGATAACATATGGCAATTGACAATTTCATTCCAGAAATTTGGGCTAACGAGCTCCAGATGGCCTTAGAGAAGGCGCTGGTGTTCGCTCAGCCTGGCATAATCAATCGAGACTACGAGGGCCAGATCACCCAGGCCGGTGACACCGTCCGCATCAATCAGATAGGCGACATCACCGTGAAGGCCTACACCAAGAATGGGTCCATAGATGCCCCCGAGACTCTGACCGGCGCTCAGCAGGTGCTTGAGATCACCGAAGCCGATTACTTCAACTTCGAAGTTGACGACATCGACAAGGCCCAGCAGAGGCCCAAGGTCATGCAGTCCGCTATGGCCCGAGCTGCCTACAAGATGAGGGACGAAGTCGACCAGTTCATAGCCGGGATGTACACCGGCGCCGCTGCCGATAACCTTATTGGGACCACCGCAGCTCCAAAGGCACCCAATAACACGGACGGAGACGCAAACAACGTCTACCGGCTGGTGACTCTCTGCCGTCAGGCTCTCATCAAGCAGAACGTGCAGAGTGGCGGATGGTGGATGATCGTCAATCCCGAGCTCTATACGGTCATGCTGAACGATGCTCGTTTTTCCAAGGCAGACGTGAGCGGCACCACCATGGGCCTCCGGAACGGTCAGGTAGGCAACATCTCGGGCTTCACCGTGCTGGAGTCCAACAACGTTGAGTACATCGAGGACGGGGACGGCAGCCACGATGTCTACAAGGTCATGTTCGGCACCAGCCAGGCCATAACCTTCGCTTCCCAGATCCTAAAGGTCGAGCCCTTCAGACCAGAGGACAGCTTCTCCGACGCCGTGAAAGGCCTTCAGGTCTATGGCGGGCGGGTAGTGAGGCCCGAATGCTTAGGCGTACTGAGCTGCTATACTTGAGGAGGTAACATGATGAAATCTATTCTAACTATCCTGGTGCTGCTGGTTATGCTGGCGGTGCCGGGCATGGGGGCGGCCAACGTGCTCCCCCAATATAACCAGTCGTGGGCGGACACTGATAACGGTGGGGCCAATATCTGGGGTGCTTTCGCCACATGGAACACCTTCTGGAGCACCGACAACGGCGACCAACTGCTCGTAGTGAACACAACTGCCGCGAGCCGGCTTGGGATCAATCTCACGGTCCACTCCGGGCCTTTCATCCAGGGGGCTTTAGGAGACAAGATGTACATCCTGGGCGCCAACAAGACGTACATTCTCGGGCCTTTCGAAACCTCCCGGTTCCTGCAGACCAATGGAACAATCCTCATCGAGACCAACGCCACCAGAGGAAAAGCCTTCGTCGTGGGGGTGCCTTAGATGGCCGTACCTGTGATGATCACATACAGGAACCTGGCTTCTGGCCGCGATGTGGTTTATGAGGCAGGATCTCGTATGGACCGCAAGGCAACCGCCAACCCCCAGAAGTTCAAGAGGCTGACCAAACCCGAGACGGTAAAACCCGACAAGCCGGAGAAAGGGGCCTGATCTATGCCTATCGTACCTCTGGAGGGCAGCATCAAGCTCCCCCCTGCTGCAATGCGCCTGGTTTTTGTGGCACCATCATTCAGGCAGCGGTGCCTCATCGGGCTGTACAATCTTCTTGGAAGAGTTAAGGAGGCTAAATTATGGTAGCAAGTGGATTATGCACGGCCTGGATGAACACCATCCTGGGCCTGATCTTCGGGGCGGCTGGCTCGCCGTACACGGCTCCGGCAAACGTCTATGTGGGCCTGGCAACGGCGGTCGCTGCTGATGGGACTGTGACTGGCGAGCCCTCAGCTGGCAATTATGCCAGGGTCAAGGTAGTGAACAGCTCCACAAACTGGAACACGGCTGCTAATGGGGCAGTCGATAACAAGACCGCAATCACTTTCCCTCAGGCTTCAGCCAGTTGGGGGGCTCTTGACACGTTCTTCATCGCCAACCACTTGACAAACAGTGGGGCTGCTGTCATCTGTTACGGCACACTGTCCGAAGAAAAGACCATCGGTACCAACGACACGCCAAGCTTCGCGGCTGGCGCACTGAATATCAGCTTCACGGCGACCACATGATCAGACAGAAGAGCGCAGCCGATTGGAGAGCCTGGGTAGAATCCCAGGGCTCTCTAGAGGAACAGCTTGAGTTCATTGCTGTTGTCCGGGCCTACCGGGACGATTGGGCAGTCAGAAAGCAGGCTTTGACGGCACAGTACAAAGATAACCTGCAAGATCCTGCATACTTGGCGGCCAAGGCCGTATTACAGACTGAAGCGGAGACTCAGTTGCTTGCTTACGGATTTTATGAAGAAGTTACTGAGGATGCTCTCAACACGGAGTTCGTCGAGCAAATACGGGAGGCGGTAGTGGAGAGGCCGCTATTGATTCTGCGAGTCGTCACTCGCATAACCAACTGCTACAGAGCCCAGCAGGAGAAGCCAGCGCTCACAGAAGCGCAAGTAAGAGCTAGACTATTAGCATAGGATAGACATGGCAGAGCAATACGTGGCAGTAGACCCGGTGAGCGTGACTCTCAGTTCCACCGGGGCCTATGAGGAGGTGGACGTAGACGATTATATCGCTTCCCTTCCGGCGGGCGTGACGGGTGTTGCTCTACGTGTGATAAACACACATACTTCC